ATGGTCTACGAGTACCGCCTCGACAACGACGTGGCCATCCTGTCCGACGAGAGCGTGCTGGTGATCAAGGGCCTGGGCAACGGCACCACCGGCTTGGACAAGCTGTCCTTCATGCGGTCGACCACCGACGAGGCGGCGAAGGCGCAGGGCGCCGCGTCCAAGATCTTCGGCAACGGCGGCAAACCCACCGGCGTGCTGATGCTCGACCGCGTGCTCAAGCCCGAGCAGCGCAAGGCCCTGACCGACCGCTTCTCCGAGATGGCCAACGGCAGCATGGCCAGGCTGTACGTGCTCGAAGCCGACATGAAGTACCAGCAGCTGAGCCTGAGCCCGCAGGACCAGCAGCTGCTGGAGACGCGCCGCTTCAGCGTCGAGGAGATCTGCCGCTGGTTCGACGTGCCGCCGGTGCTGGTGCACCACAGCAACGTCACCACCTGGGGCAGCGGCATCGAACAGATCATCAGCGGCTGGCACAAGATGAGCGTCCGCCCGATGCTGGTGAGCATCGAGCAGGCGGTGCGCGCCCGCGTGATGACGCCCGGCCAGCGCGCCAGCATGTCGGTCGAGATGAGCTTCGAGGCGCTGCTGCGCGCTGATCCGCAGGCGCGCTCGCAGTTCTACGCCGCCGGCCTGCAGAACGGATGGCTGACCCGCAACGAGGTGCGCCAGCTCGAGAACCTGCCGCCCGCGGCCGGCCCGGGCGCCGCACTGCTCACCGCTCAATCGAACCTGCTGCCGATCGACAAGCTCGGCAGCCAGCAACCAACCGGGGGAACCGCCCGTGGAACTCAAGAACCTGTTGCTCAGTGACTGCCAGCTGAAGTTCGCCCAGGACAAGCCGGGCCGCTTCGCGGGCTACGGCAGCGTCTTCGGCGTGAAGGACTCGCAGGCCGACATCGTGATGCCCGGCGCCTACGCCGACGTGATCAAGTCCGGCGACCCGGTGCAGGTCTACGTCAACCACGGCTGGCTGCGCGGCGATCTGCCCGTGGGCAAGTGGGAGAACCTGCAGGAAGACAGCATCGGCCTGAAGGGCGACGCAGGCCTGCAGATGGAGATGCCGGCCGCGCTGAACGGCTACTGGGCGCTGCGCGGCGGGCTGGTCGACGGCCTGTCCGTCGGCATCTACACCAGGCCGAACGATGTGGAGCGCCGGCAAGACGGCACGCGCCTCATCCACCGGGTGCATCGCCTGAAGGAAATCAGCATCGTCGACACCCCGGCCAATGCCCAGGCGCGTGTGTTGGACGTGAAGGGGGCCGACCTCCTCGAAGCGATCGAGGAAGCGGCAACCCTGCAAGAGGTCGAGCAACTGCTGCGGGATGCAGCCGGGCTCAGCAAGAGGGCCGCCACCGCGCTGGTGGCCCGCATCAAGTCCGTGACCCTGCTGGGTGATCCAGCCGCGCCTGACGACCCGATGAAGCAGCTGGTCGAGCGGATCAACCGCCTGGCCGCCTGATGCGCAGCATCCCGAACCACTCATCCATGAAGGAACCCACCATGAAGCACACCCGAACCCTGGCCATCCTGGCCGTCGCCGCCCTGGCCTCCGTCGCCGCCTTCGCCGGCGGTGCCGCCGACTCCATCCTGGCGCTGTTCACCAGCTCGCCCGAGGCTGCCGCGTTCGCGCTGGCCACAGCCGGCGCCCTCGACATGACCCCGATCATGAAGGCGCTGGAGGGCTTGGAAGGCAAGCTCAAGTCCTGGGACGAAAAGGCCAGCGGCGAGATCGCGACGCTCGGCAAGGTCAGCGCTGACACCAAGACCGCGCTGGAAGCCATCGGCACCCAGCAGCGCGAGCTGGCCGACCGCCTGCTGCACCTGGAGCAGAAGGGCACGCAGAAGCAGGACGACAAGCCGGCGCTCACCTCGTGGGGCGAGCAGTTCATCAAGTCGGCAGGCTACACCGACAACCTGAACCGCCTGGTGTCCGGCCAGCGCATCGGCGCGATCGGCCTGGAGGTCAAGAACACGCTGACCGGGAGCGACACCAACGTGGCGCCGGATCGCAAGCCCGGCATCGTCGCCGGCGCCTTCCAGCCGTTCAGCATGGAAGCGCTGCTGCCCAGCACGCCGACCACCAGCAACGCCATCGAGTTCACGCGTGAGAACGCGTTCACCAACTCGGCGGCCGAGACGGCGGAAGGCGGCTCCAAGCCCGAGAGCGCGCTGACCTGGACCCTGGTGAACATGCCGGTGTCGACTGTGGCCCACTGGATCAAGATCAGCCGCCAGCTCGCTGCTGACGCGCCGGCCCTGGCCGCCTACGTCAACACCCGCATGCGCTACGGCGTCAACCAGAAGGTCGACATCCAGCTGGTGGTCGGCGACGGCTCGGCGCCCAACATCAGCGGCACTTACAAGACCGGCAACTACACCGCCCACGGCTACGCCAACGCGGCGCTGGGCAGCACGCTGAAGAAGCTGGTGTTGATCCGCAAGATCATGGCGGACCTGTACATCGCGGGCTACCCGGCCGATGCCATCGTGCTGAACCCGGCCGACTGGGCCACCATCGAGATCGAGCTGTTCACCACCGCCGCCGGCCAGACGCTGTACAGCGTGAACGAAGCCGGCCAGGCGCGCCTCTTCGGCGTGCCGGTGATCCAGTCGATCGGCATGGCGGCCGACACCTTCCAGGTGGGCCGCTTCAGCGAGGCGTACATGGTCCACAACCGCGAAGGCGTGGTCGTGGACATGAGCGACAGCGACGGCGACAACTTCACGAAGAACCTGATCACGCTGCGGGCCGAGCGGCGCCTGGCGCTGGCCACCGAGAAGCCCGCCGCCGTGCGCGGTGGCGACCTGACCCCGGCCTGATCGTTCCTCAACCCAAGGGGCCGGCCGGGCCGGCCCCTTTCCTGGAGGAATCACCATGCAGGTGCAGATCATCTTCACGGCCCACGGCAGCAGCACCGTCACCGGCAACTTCGCGCCCGGCGACACGCTGCGGTGCGACGCAGAGCAGGCGCGCCACTTCGTCGAAGATGCGCAGTGCGCTCGCTACGCCGACTTGACGGTGCAGACGCCTGCAGCCGACCCGCAGCCCAATGCGCAGACCGACTCGCAGCCGCGGCCGGCTGCGAAGCGCGCCCGCCGCAACGACGGAGCCTGACCAATGGCCAACTTTGTCTTCAACATCGCCAAGGGCCGCGTGGCCGAGCTGTACCGCCGCGTCAAGTCGTCCGACCCCAGCACCTGCGCCCTGGTGCTGGTGCCCATCGAAACCAGCGGCCTGGAGTCCGACGCCACGCTGATCGACGTGGACACGCTGGCAGCGCTTGTCGCCGGCACCACGAACGAGCAGACCACCATGGGCCGCAAGGTGCTGGTGGCCGCCGACCTGGCCGCTTTCCCGGCGCCGGACGACACCAACGACCGCATGGACGTGTCGCTGCCCACAACCACCTGGACAGCGGCCACCGGCAATGCCATCAGCAAGATCGCCGTCTGCTACCGCAACGCCACCGCCGACGCCGACAGCGCCATCGTTCCGCTGACGCTGTTCGACTTTGCGCAGACGCCGGGCGGCAGCGACATCCAGATGACCGGCGGCGCCTTCTTCCGCGCGGCCTGACATCGAACAGCGAGCACTGACCCATGGCCGACAACACCCCCCAGAACGGCACCGCCACCGTCGCCACGGACGAGGTGGCCACGCTCAACGGCGCCGCCAGCAGCGGCGTGCATGTACAGCGCATGAAAGGCGGCTGGGGCGCGGACGGCGACTACAAGGACACCAGCCTGGCCGACCCGTATCCGACTCAGTCGGCCGACGTTGGCGCGAAAGCCGACAGCGCAGCCAGTAGCGACACGGGCACGTTCAGCCTGATTGCGCTCATCAAGCGTGCGCTACAGAACTGGACCACGCTGCTGGGCAAGCTTCCCGCGGCGCTGGGCAGGGCGGCTGAGTCGGCAAGCCTCCCCGTCGCGCTTGCAAACGAGCAGGTTATCGACCAGCAGATCACTGGGCAAGGCTCGCAGACGGTGGTCGGCCAGAACATCTTGTTGGCATCGGCTGGAACCGGCTGGCTGGACTGCGGGCAGTACCGCTATGCCTGCTTGACCATCATCCCTACCGGCACCGTCAGCAGCGGAACGGTCGTGTTTGAGGGGACAAACGACCCTTCCGGCAGCGGCGTCACTTCTTTGAGTCTGCTGAACGGAACAAGCCTCACCTCCGCCCCCACCGGAACATATTCCGCGACAACGGGCAACACGCAGGTCTATTTCGGGCCCGTCCTTTTCCGCTATGTGCGCGCCAGGATCAGCGTTGTCATTGCGGGCGGCGGAAGTCTGCAAGCGTTCACCACGCTGCGCATGGCTCCGCTGCCCAATGTGATTCAGCAGGTGTCGGGGTCTTTTGGCAATCTGTCTGCGACGGTCGTTCAATCCACGGCTTCGAGCTTGAATGCCACCGTGACCGGCACCGTGTCGCTAGGCGCGACGACGACGCTTGCCGCCGACGTTGGGGTGCAGTACCGGGCCAGCGTAACGGGTGGCGCCTCCATGGTGTCGGTGATGTCGCCAGCAACCCCGGCATCCGCCACCATCAAGGGAAGCGCGGGGCGGCTCATTGGCTGGCAACTGCACAACGGGAGTGCCGGTGTCCGCTCCGTCAAGCTCTTCAACGCCACTTCCCCCACGCTCGGCACCACTGCGGCGCAGTTTGAGATTGACATCCCGGCAGGCGCCAGTGTCGATTTCGATTTGCCGGGCGGGATGAACACGTTTTCAACTGCAATCACCTACAGCGTCACCAGCGCCAAGGGATTGACCGACAACACCGCCACGGGCCTCGCAGCCAATGACGTGAGCGGCGCCTTCTTCTACGCCTGAAGGAAGCAGCATGGCAACCATCACCCACACCATCACCACCACTCAGACCAACTTCCCTGCCGGCACGACCATCACCAAGGTGGTCGCCACGTTGAAGAACTTCGTCACCAGCGCGGTCTTCGGCACGGTCAACATGGCGGCTGACAACACCGTGACGTTCACCGGTGTTCCGCCCGGCGCCTGGACGGTCAGCGCGCAGGCGTACAACGGGACGACGCCGCTGGGCACGGCGATCAACAGCACCGCGA